ACCAGCGGCTATGGCCGTCAAATCCTCAACGGGCCGCTCAGCGACCTGCGGGTGGAATTCGGTCCCGGCGTGCGCCATGACGAATACCATGGCGGCGGCCGCTCGACCAAAGGGCTGGCCTATGGCGCGGCCAACTATTCCTATCAGCTCACCGACAACACCAAGTTCATTCAGGGCGTCTCCGCACTGGCGAACGAAGAAACCACGCTGAACTCGGAAAGCGCGTTGAACGTGGCGATCAACGATCGCTTTTCACTGCGCGTAGCTTACACCGTGACCTACAACAGCAAGCCACCGGCCTCCGCGCCGAAGAATACCGACACGACAACCTCGGTCACGCTGGTCTACGGCCTGTAACCTGCCCGCCCATGATTTCTCGAAGCCCATCATCGATGGGCTTTTTTTTATGCCTGCGGCGTCAACGTTAACCAGACCATGCCAAGCGCTTTCAATGCATCCGGAGAACATTGAAAGTCGACGTTGCCGCCGCTGACCCGCACCTGGTTACCCGGTAAACGCGCTATATCGTAAACGTCCAGGTTACCGTCGATGTCCACCAGCCAGCGGCCATTGGCGATATGCGTAACGGCCAGATCCACCAGCCAGGATACGCGCCCGCCATCAACATAAGCCGGCTGAGCCACGCCGTCAGGAATCAAAGAACAGTCTGCCGACCACTGCCCCCCCTCTTTCAACTGCCCGGCGAGCAGGCGATATTTCGGTATCGTGCGAACTCCAGATACCGGAACCGCCGATGCGGCATCACCCCACATCTCCCCCTGGCCCGTCGCCAGCCACAGCAGCGAGACACCTGTATCCAGAGCACAGGTCACCACGATATCGCCGGGGAAGTAGTTGCGGCGGACCCAGGTGCTCATCGTGCCTGAAGAGATACCCAGCAGGTCGCCCAATTCTTTTTGCAGATTGAAACCGTAAGCATCCAAAATGCGGCGCAATACCCCTTTTCCGCCGGAAGCCAAAACGCGATCGTAAAGCGCTTTACCTTGCGCAGATGACGCAGGCTTGCGATTGCCTTTTGAATTTGCAAGTTCACCAGTCATCAGCCAGGCCAGATCTGCTCCCGTGGTTAACGCGCAGTTGATAATGACATATCCGGGAACACTACCCCGCTGTTGCCAACTACTGATGTTATTCGGCGCTATCCCAAGGATTTCACTCAATTCCTTCTGCGTGCCAACGCCATAAGATGAAAGAACTCTCTCAATTACCGCTCCCACGGAGGTGTTGTTGTTTGTTGCATCTTCACGCATATCATCACCGATTAAAAATGAAATTCGCATTTACAAGTCGCATTTTGCGATTTAAAGTACCATCAATTCGCCGTCACTCGGCATGTCGATCGCTTTAGTTAAGATGATGCGACATGGGTGATGAAAATGCAAATACCGCAAGGCGACAACAATCTTGCGTAATCACTTTGTTTACAGCGTGTTTACTCAAGTTTTCGCCTTTAAACGACGGATAACCAAACCTTGCTTTTGCGAGTATTCATCCATCATCAAATTCAGATAAGGAGGCTGTCATGCTACTGGCCAGCGAGGAGCAACGGGCTATCGGCCTGCGGCGTATTGCTGAAATCCGCCGCACACTGTTTGCCCGGCAACCCAACCATGCCGAAGAGATTTACGACACGGCGCCGCTGCACCTGCGCCATACGTTTTGCTTCCACGCCGGGCTGACTGAACGCTATGTGTGGTTAAAGTTTCACGAAATGGGTTATGCCGAACGGCGGAAAATCGTCGCGGCACTCAATGAACTCATCTCGCTCAGTCAATCGTTGCCGCGCTATATCAGCGAAACAGACTGTCTGTTACCCCCAAAAAAATAACCTTTCGAATCAAGCTGGCGTGCAACCCGCCGGGCACCGCTCGGCCCAAATTCACCCTATTAAATACTGGAAAATATTATGGCTGATACTATTGATATGGCGCAGGAGCGCCAGGCATTGATGCTCGAGAAACAAATTGCGTATGCCAGGCCGGTTGCCACAGCGCCCTCGGCGTTCTGCTGTGCCGATTGTGACGCGGCGATTCCTGTGGCGAGACGCATTGCGATTCCCGGCGTCAGCCGCTGCGTGACCTGCCAGCAGCTATCAGAAGCCAAGCAACGTCATGTCGCTCGCCGTTAAAAATAGGCCGGCGGAACATCTGCCGGTCAACGCCTCTGCCATACAACACGCAGCGTACGGTGATTACGCCTATCCATGGAATGCCCCACGACGTGCGATAGGGCGCGAAGCGGCGCTGAATCGCGACCAACTGCGCCAATGGCAAGCGATACTGCAGTGCATTCATGACCTGCCTTATTATTTGCGCACGCCGTTCCTTGAGCGCCACCGCCAACTGCTCAGCCAGAAGGGAGCCCACGCCGCCTGGCATTATCTGGTGCGAGTTTTCCATCGGCGGATATGGCCACGCATTCAGCAGGTAAATAATAATTTCGGTTTGGATCAACGCAAATCACTGCACTTTGGCAGCGAAGCGGACAGTTATAGCGCACTGCCCGCGCTGGGCGATAAAGCGCTGGAGCAGTTGGCGCGGCGTATCGGGGGCCAACTTTCTGCGCTCTACCAGAGTGAATGTGACGCCTTGCTGGCGAAGCACGGCAATAATGCAGAGATCCTGCTACACGCGGATATACAGCGCCGCCTCTATCGCCAAATCGCCACGATGGCCCGCGCCTTCAATATCCAGCCCATGCACTGGCGCTGTTATCGTAAAGGCAAGTTGGACAGCGAGCGGGCAATTGCGGCGCTGTCGCGCCTGACCGACGATCGCTGGTGGCTGCGGCGTCTCAAAATGCAACGCATGCAGTGGCGCGAGGCGCTGCAAATCGCGATAGGCAACGTCCGCAACAACACGTCACCTTATGCCAGCAGACAGGCCCTTCACGATGTCAAGGCTCGGCGTCAATCGAACCTCGATTATCTTCACCGTTGCGAGCTGGAAAACGTCGCCACGGGCGAGCGCGCCGATCTTATGGATAAAGTGCTCGGCAGCATCGCCAATCCCGCCATTCGTCGTATGGAGTTGATGAATACCCTCGCCGGTATAGAAACCTACGCCACTCGCAACGGCCACTGCGGGTTGTTTATCACGTTGACGACGCCGGCACGCTTTCACCCTATCCAGCATGTCGGCACACGAGGCAAAATGCGCTTCAATACACGCTGGCAAGGACAAGCCCTAACACCGAAGGATGGCCAACGTTATCTGGTTGCCCAGTGGGGGAAAATGCGAACCGCCTTCAAGGATCGCCGTCTGCAGGTCTACGGTATGCGAGTGGTTGAGCCTCATCATGACGGCACGCCGCACTGGCATCTGATGATGTTCACTCCACAAATGCAACGTCAGGCAGTGCTTGACATCATGCAGCGTTATGCGCTGCAACAGGATGCAGCAGAACCTGGCGCCCAACAACATCGTTTCCAGAGCAAACACCTCAACCGGGGTGGCGCAACCGCCTATCTGGCCAAATATGTCGCAAAAAACCTCGATGGATATGCATTGGAGGAAGAGCTCGATCGCGAAACCGGCGCCCCGCTGGGCGATACCGCCCGCGCGGTCAGCGCCTGGGCCGCCACCTGGCGCATCCCCCAGTTTCATCCCTTCGGCCTGCCCGGTCTCGGGGTCTACCGCGAATGTCGACGTATTCGCGGCCAAAACCTGACGCCGCAGTTTGACGCCGGCACCGAAGCCGTGCGCGCCGCTGCCGACGCCGGCGACTTTGCCGGTTACATACAGGCGCAAGGCGGCGCCAATGTGCCACGCAGCCACCAGTGGGTGCGTGTCGCGCGCGAAGCCTCAGAAACCCGGAACGCTTATGACGAGCCCGTCACAAAAGTTGTCGGCATTTATGCACCGCATTTGGGAATTGAGCGGGTATACCGAACGCGCACCGTGCAATGGCGGATCGTCGCTAAAACACTCGCCGCCGCGACGCCTTGGAGTTCTGGCAATAACTGTGGAACGCGCGCTCTTTACTTGCCGCCGGCACCCGCGCCGTCGGCTCGTTTGACGCCGCCACAGCGGCAGCATTGTCTGAATATTGCCCGCAAACTTCGAGGTATTGGCATAGAACCGCAACGCTGGCAGTTGGAGGTTCTCGCACGCGGCGGCAAAATTCATTTTGACGGCCTCCTTGTACAATTTCCGCTAATCAATGATTGGCCGTATTTTTACTGCACAAATGATAAGTCCAACCATTGACGCCTTTAGCGTTTTGCTTAATACTGTATAAATACACAGTATAATCAAGAGAGGGCAAAAACAGTGGAAATTATGGATAAACAACAAGTAACACTGTCCCGCATCCAATTCATCGCCGATGTTTCACAGGCTGCGCAATGCAGTGCCTCCGAGTTTCTGATCGCCATGTCGCTGATCTCCGATTTGGCCAGTCAGGTGCTGCCGAACAATGATTATCAAGAAATATTTTATCCCGCTGACGAACACCCCCCCTGCTAATCCCTCCAGCCAAACGTTTTTCATCCCCCCGCCGCCGGCGGGGTTTTTATTTCTGCCGGCGGCACTTTTGCGCCTCAGTTGTGCCATCTCATCCACAACCCCCTCGCGTTGCCCCTCCCTCCCACGCGCGCGAAACTGAAGATATCCGGGGCCACAGCCCTCTCTCCCAACGCTATCGCAGGATGGTAATGATGAAAATTTATGCACAACAAGGTGACACCATTGATGCGATTTGCTGGCGCTACTACGGCAGCACGCAACGCCAGGTGGAACAAGTCTATCTGGCTAACCGTGGCCTCGCCGATCTGGGGCCCCTGCTGCCGCACGGTCAACCGGTGGAATTGCCGGACCTGCCTGCGGCGGCCCAACGAGAAACCGTCAAATTGTGGGATTAAGCGATGGAGAAACTCACTTCAACCCTTGCCTATTTCGTCGCGGCTTGCCTGGCCTGGTTAGGGAGCCACTCTGCACAGGACATTGCCATCCTGGTCGGCGCCGCAGTCGGCGTCGGTACCTTTGCAGTGAATTGGTACTACCGGCGTAAAAGCTACCAGTTGCTGAAATCGCTAAAAAAAAACGGCCTGAAACGCGGAGTCTACGATGAGCTCACTCGCTAAACGCTGCAGCGTGGCGGCTATTTTAACCCTCGCTGCCCTGCTGCCTCAGTTCAATACGCTGAAAACCTCTGAGGAAGGTTTGCGCCTGATCGCCGATTTCGAAGGCTGCCGGCTTTCACCCTACCAATGCAGTGCCGGCGTCTGGACCAACGGCATCGGCCACACCGCCGGCGTGAAGCCGGGCGCCGTCATCAACGAACGCCAGGCGGCCGCCCATTTGATCGACGATGTACGCGCCGTAGAGCGCGGTCTCGCGCGCTGTATGGATGTCAAGATGCCGCAGCCGGTTTACGACGCCGTCAGCGCTTTCGCTTTCAACGTCGGCGTCAACGCCGCCTGCAATTCAACGCTGGCCACCTTTGTCAAACGTCGTCAGTGGCAGGCGGCTTGCGATCAACTGCCTCGTTGGATTTATGTCAACGGCGTCAAAAACAAAGGACTGGAGCGCCGCCGCACGGCCGAACGTGCGCTATGTCTGAGCGGCATCTCACGCTGATCGTTTTTCAACAAACGCCCACTCAAACCGCTCCCTTTTTCAGGAGATACATCATGTTAAAACCCGAACAGCTCCGTGCCGCACTGTTCA